TCAGACGTCGGGTACTAATGCTAGTGGAACTACTACCCCTATGGGCACACTTGCTGCTATGGGTACTGCCTTGGCTCATAATCATGGTTTTACTTACTCAAGTACTGAACATGGTGTCATTCTGGGATTAGTATCTGTACGTGCCGATCTTACATACCAGCAAGGTTTGCAGCGTATGTGGAGTCGGTCAACACGATACGATTTCTATTTCCCAGTATTTGCAACCTTAGGCGAACAAGCCGTACTTAATAAGGAAATTTATGTTACAGGTACTTCTGGGGATGATGATGTATTTGGCTATCAAGAACGCTGGGCAGAATACCGATATTATCCTAGCCGCATTTCAAGTCTGTTCCGTTCTACTGCTTCTGGAACTATTGATGCCTGGCATCTTGCACAAAAATTCACTTCTACACCTACGTTGAATACAACGTTTATACAAGACACACCACCAGTGAGTCGAGTTGTAGCAGTAGGTGCATCTGCTAATGGACAACAATTTATTTTTGATAGCTTTTTTGATTGTAAAAAAGCACGACCAATGCCAATGTACTCTGTACCAGGCTTAATCGATCATTTCTAATGTTTGGTGCAATAGCAAACGCCTTTAGTTCTGCGCCCGGCCTAGGTTCTTTACTAGGCGGTGCTGCTGCTGGATTAGGTTCGTTTTTTGGTCAACAACAAGCGAACCAAGCTAATCAGCAAATGGCAGCAGAACAAATGGCATTTCAAGAACGTATGTCTAACACGTCATATCAACGTGCTGTAACAGATATGATTGCAGCTGGACTTAATCCCATGCTTGCTTATTCACAAGGCGGTGCATCGACACCGGCTGGACAAACAGCAGTTGCACAAAGCGCTTTAGGCGCCGCTTCTAATAGTGCAACACAAGCAGCCAATGTTATGGCTGATATAAATTTAAAAAGCGCGCAAGCATCTACAACTAATAGCCAGGAAGATTTAAATAGAGCAAATCAAAATTTAGCTCTAGTTGAAAGCGCTAATAAATCAGCGCAATTACCTGGCCATCAAAAGTACGTTGATCAAGTAACATCTATGATCAACCAAAATAATGCTATGGCTGCTCAAAGCTCTGCTTTAGCTGCCAAACATACTGCTGAATTGCCAGAGTCAAAAGCAATTGGCAGATTATATGAAGGAAATAAAGGCGCTTATATTAAAGGCGCTGAACGATTGTCACCTGTTGTACGAGATGTAGGAATAGGTGCATCGTCAGTTGGTAATTTAATAACTAAAGGGTTATCTAACCCTTTTAGACCATACCAACCAGATAGTAGACCAACCTCTAATAGGAGATAAAAAATGTCAAAAAACAGTGTTTTTTTACGTACACCATACAACTATGACAAAGACGCTGCGTCAAATGAGTCAGGGTTGCATTGTGAGGATGCTTCCCTGGCTCAGCAGCACCACAAAGAAGAATGTGACATTAATACAATTTTGGAAAAATTTAATATTACAGGCATGTTGCCTGAACAAACACTATCGCCACGTTATGGCGATTTTACTGGTATTGGTGACTACCATACCGCATTGAACCGCGTTTTCGCGGCTCAAGATGAATTTGAGGCATTACCAGCCCAAATTCGGGCAAGGTTCGGGAACGATCCTGCTCAATTAATCGAATTTTTAGAAAATTCGGATAATCGACCAGAAGCCGAGGAACTCGGATTGGTCGAAAAAGCCACTGCCGAAGCCGTAGAAGTGGCTAAAACAACCCCTGTAAAGGCGGCTGAATAAGCCGTAGCACAGTTACCTTACTTGATGTAACTGTGCTAGGTGACACCAAAACTAAAACTGCACGATAAAAGGAGCTATAAAAATGATGTATAGAAAACCTGTTAATAAACGTCGTTCAGCACGTTCTTTTAGAAAGAACGCTAGACGAACTAAATCAGCAAACATGCAAAAATCTCCACAACGTGGAGGCTGGAGGCTCTAAAAAAGCCCCCAGGCACCTCACATGCCTTGTTATCACCCAATAAGTGCATATCAATGCACTGATGGAACAATAGTCTTTTCAGAATTGAAAAGACACGATATATCACGCTCCTTGAATTTACCCTGCGGCCAATGCGTTGGCTGCAGACTAGAACGCTCACGTCAGTGGGCGATTAGATGTATGCATGAAGCTCAAATGCATACTCAAAACTGCTTTATAACCCTCACTTACAATGATGACCATATCCCAAGCGATCGATCACTACACTATAGAGACTTTCAGCTCTTTATTAAAAGATTACGAAAACGGTATCCTGGACGAAGAATACGTTATTACATGGCTGGAGAATATGGTGAAAACCTTGGGCGCCCGCATTGGCATGCCTGTATCTTCGGACTCGATTTCGATGATAAGAAATTATGGAAACGGACTACCGCTAATAGTGTCTTATATAGATCCAAAGACCTTGAATTACTCTGGCCATTTGGTTATTCCTCCATTGGAGATGTTACTTTCGAATCCGCAGCCTACGTGGCTAGATACATTATGAAAAAGGTAACAGGAAAAAACGCAGAACAACACTATACTGAGATTGATCCCGAATCAGGGGAAATTACTACACGTAAACCCGAGTTTACGAAAATGAGCCTTAAGCCTGGAATAGGTTACGAATGGTATAAAAAATACACTTCCGATGTGTATCCTCACGATTACGTGGTAATTCGTGGAAAAAAAGTCAAACCTCCAAAATACTATGATAAAAATTATAAAATAGATAATCCATATGAATTTGACGAACTACTTTACTTCCGAGAAAAGTCTGCTAAACTAAACTTTGAAGATAATACACCTGAGCGCTTGTTGGTAAAAGAGCAAGTAACTCAGGCAAAACTTCAAAAACTTAAACGTAACCTCACTTAAGGATATTCCTCATGAAATTAGTACTATGTTCTGTAAAAGACCGAGCAGCTGATGCGTATGGTCGACCAATGTTTGTTCCGTCTGTTGGTGTCGCAATAAGGAGCTTTAGCGACGAGGTTAATCGGCAAGACGCCGATAACCAATTATTTAATCATCCGGACGATTTTGATTTATACGAGTTAGGCGAGTTCGATGACAATACAGGTATGTTTGCTTTACATGAGCAACCAAAACTGTTATCTTTAGGAAAACAGGTAAAAATACCTAAGGACTGATTTAAAATAAACCGACTCAAAGGTATTATCTTTGGGTCGGAACAATACTAGGGAGCTTAAAAAATGCATCGTAATCAATCGGTAGATGTACACCAATTTACTATGATTCCAAAGGCTGACATTCCACGGTCTAGCTTTGATTGTCAATCTACACATAAAACAACGTTCGATGCTGGATATCTCGTACCTGTATACGTAGATGAAATGCTCCCAGGCGATACATTTCGCCTAAATATGACGGCATTTGCCCGTCTAGCAACGCCTCTTTATCCAATTATGGATAACATGCATTTAGATTCATTTTTTTTCTTTGTCCCAAATAGATTAATTTGGAACAATTGGCAAAAATTTATGGGTCAACAAGCGAACCCAAGTAGTTCGATTTCTTATGTTGTACCCCAACAAGTATCACCAGCTGGTGGATACGCTATAGGATCATTACAAGATTACATGGGTTTACCGACTGTAGGTCAAGTTACTGGATCAAATACTGTATCCCATTGTGCTTTCTGGCCACGTGCATATAATCTTATTTATAACGAATGGTTTAGAGATGAAAATCTACAGAATTCTGTCCATGTTGATCTTAATGATGGCCCTGATAATTCTAGTGATTATGTTTTATTACGACGTGGAAAACGAAAAGATTACTTTACTTCTGCCCTTCCATGGCCACAAAAAGGTGCAAGCGTTTCATTGCCTTTAGGAAGTTCAGCACCAATATCGGGTATTGGCGTTACTGCTGGTGTATCTGGTGTATCTGGTGGCGGTTCGTTTTTTAAAGACGCAACTACAACGCCAGCTGGAGAACAATGGACAAACGTATTACCAAACACAAACATGTGGATGAAATCAGATGTAACTGGAGCAAACGCAATACCACAAATATATGCCGATCTTTCACAAGCCACAGCAGCAACAATTAATCAATTACGTCAAGCATTTCAGATTCAAAAACTATTAGAGAGGGAT